CCGGGGATGCTGCGCAGGGGGACCAGGGCAGCGGCCCTGCCGGGCCGCCCGGCTGGGACACCCTCCGGAAGGCCTGGGCGGCGGGGACTGGGAGGCCCTGGAAGCTGCCGGACGCCCCGGACAAGGTGGCGGACCGGCTGGCGGAGGAGGGATGGTTCCAGAAGGCCCTGGCGGCGATCGAGGCCCTGCCACGGTGCCGCTACTTCCGGGACCCCGTGACGCTGCCGCAGCTGGTCGCCCCCGGCTTCGTGGACAAGGTCCTGGGGGGGCAGTTCGACAACCCCCGGGAGCAGCGCGGCGGCCCCCGGCCGGGCGACGAGCGCCGCCCGGCGGCGGAGGCCGCGTCGGAGTGGGCCCGCGGGGCTTCGGAGCAGGCGGCCCGCCGCCAGGCCTACCTCGAGGCGAAGGCGGCCAAGGGGTCCACGGCGGAGCCGGGGGACGGGGACGACCTGGAGCGGACGAAGGCGGAGATGATCCGCAAGCTCCGCGAGGGGGCGGCCTGACCATGTACCTGGCCATCACCCCCGACGAGCTGCGGGACGCCTGCCGGGTGGTCTACGAGCCGGAAGCGTACAAGGACGCCCCGGCCCAGATCTTCTTCGACCACTTCGTCGGGGTTCCGCTGACGACGTTCGTCCGGGTGTCGTTCCCGGAGAAGTTCCAGTATCGAGCCCTGACGAACCTGGAGAAGCTGCGAGACGTCCTGATCAGCCGTCACGGCCAGGCGAACGTGGTCTTTTGCGTGTATTACAACCTGATGGACCGCGACGACCTGTCCCGCCATTCGATCGAGATCGCCACGCGGTGAACGCTGGACTCGCGCCGCGGATCGCCTACCGTGGCGGGCCGCATGGATGCGACCGCGATCACGTTCGAGATCCCCGGCCAGCCGTTCCCGCAGCCGCGGGCCCGGATGGCCAGGAACGGCCACGTCTACACGCCGGACAACGGGATCGCGGGGTACAAGGCCGCGGCGGTCCTGGCGGCCCGGGTCGCGGCGTCCGGCCGGACCCCGTCGGCGAACGCCCACGCGATCGACCTCGAGTTCGTGATCGAGCGGCCGCCGTCACATCGACGGAAGGACGGGTCGCTGACGGCGAAGGCCCCCGCCTGGCCCCCGAAGCGGTCGGGGGACTGGGACAACCTGTGCAAAGGGGCCTGTGACGCGATCACGGACTCCGGCTCCGTGTGGCTTGACGACGACCAGGTCGTCGAGTGGAGCGGGCGGAAGCGTTACGCGGCCGACGGCGAGCGCCCGCGGACGATCGTCACGATCCGGAGGCTCGAGCCATGAGCCGGCTTCCGATTCGGGCCCGGGACGGGACGAACCAGTTCCGCGGCTCCCGGCGGAACGTCCTGACGGCCAGGCAGATCCAACAGGTCCGCCAGGCCTGGCTCGCCGGCGAGACCCAGCAGCAGATCGCCAACGCGATAGGGGTGAGCGTGGACACCCTGAAGGCCCGCCTCCAGGACCAGCTCGCCGGCCTGCCGAAGCGCGGCCGCGGCACCGGGGGCCGACGACGGCCGAACGATCCCACCGAGGAGGAGATCTACGGCCGGCTGACGCTGCTCGAGCAGCAGGCCTGGAGCGACGAGGAACGCGACCAACGCTGGCGGGGCCAGGTTCAAGGGACCGGCCACCCACCCCTACCCTGACACCATGACCAGAATCCCCCCGCCGCGCCGCAGCCCGCCCCGGAACAACCGGATCCTCTCGCTGCTGCGGAAGCAGCTGCGGCGGAAGCCGGCCACCCCAAACACGATCCTGACCGAGGCCGGGAACCAACTCCAGGCCGAGAACGGCAACTTCCTCCGGACGGAGCAATAGACCCATGGCAGACGTCAAGATCTCTGAACTACCGTCCGGCAGCGCCGCCGCTGGGGCGATCGTCCCGGCCACCAACGCGGCCGGCACCGAGACCCAGAAGGTCACGATCGGGTCGATCGTGGACCTGGCCAGGACCAACACGGTCGAGAGCCCGGCGGAGATCACCGCGAACCGAAACAACTACGAGCCTGGGGCCGGGAAGGACATCTTCCGGCTGACGGCCAACGCGGCCCGGAACATCACCGGGATCGTGGCCCGGAACGACGGGGACGCGATTCTCCTGATCAACGTCGACTCGACCGACGCGATCACCCTGAAACACGCCAGCGCCGACTCGACGGAAGCGAACCGGATCCTGGTCCCCTGGGAGGGCGACTACGTCCTGGCCGCCAAGGGCGGCGCGGCGCTGCTCGTGTACGACGGCACGACGGACCGTTGGCGGGTTATCTGAACGTCGCCACATCACCACTCTAACGCCATAGAACGCCCATGTGTGCCATGAATCCGAGGCTGTTACGTCCAACCTCCAGCACGCTGGACGCCGACGCGGCGGTCTACCTCAATGCGGTGGCCCAGGCTGACGGGCAGCAGTTGGAGCCGGCCGTGCGGAAGGCAATCAACGACTTCGTCGTCGGCTGCAAGCGGGACAATATCTGGAACGCCATCAAAGCCAGTTGCATCCTCGCGGGTGCCCGCACGCTGACGGGGGCGTTGACGCCGCTGCGTGGTTCAGCCCCGACCAATAACGGGCCGTTCGTTTCCGGCGATTACAACCGCGAGACAGGGCTGGTGGGCAACGGAAGCAGCAAGTATCTAGACACCAACCGCAACAACAACGCCGACCCGCAAGACAGTAATCACCAAGCCTTGTGGCTAACCTCGGCCATGAGCATCTCGCAAGCCTGCATTGGTGCCGGTGGAGCCTCTAGCGGCACATCGTCTATTGCCACAACCTCTGCCGCCCTATTTTCGTATCGCTCGCGGAACGGCACGCCAATAACTGGCGGCAGTTCGGCCGGAACAACGGGCCTCATTGGCACTTCTCGGGCGGCATCCACTGGGTACGACTCGCGAGACAACGGGACGACAACGGCCAGGACGCAAGCGAGCCAAGCCGCCTATTCTGGCAACGTGTTTGTGTTTGCCCGGGAATCAGGCGGTTCTGCTGGCCTCTACACAGGTGCCAGGATCGCCTTCTACTCCATTGGCGAATCTCTAGACCTCGCCCTGCTAGACGCCCGGGTGTCGGCCCTCATCACCGCCATCGGAGCCGCGATCTGATGACGCTGGCCGATGTAACGCTGCCGGTGTCCTACGAGTGGGGCGTGGCTCACGCCTTGGTATTCGACGTTGCCCTGGCCCAGCGGCTCGCGCAAGTGCAGGCCCAGCACGGCGACCCGCGCCATGTGCCAGCCCCGCGAACGCTGACCGATGGGCGATTCATGCTCACGGCCGACATCCTGACCGAATGCGTCCCGGGCGGGCTGGTGTACGGCGGCTTCAGCCAGTTGGACGCCGGGCGGTTCGATGAGATTGAAGTGGTGCCGCTCGCGGAAGCCCTGGCCCTGCTGCCGGGCTGATGTCCGTAGACGCACAATGTGACGCCATGCCAGCCAGGATCGAACGCTGGAAGCCGCCGCGATTCCTGGCCGTCGAGCGGGTTCGTGAACAGGCGCACTACAAATCAGACGATTGGCGGGCAAAAAGGATTCGCGTCCTCACGCGCGATGCGTTCGTCTGCCGCAGCTGCGGCCGTGTGGCATCAGGGCAAGCCGCCCACGTTGATCACATCGTCCCGCTCGAGGACGGCGGCAGCGACCAGGACGAGAACCTCCAGACGCTTTGCCGATCGTGCCACGGGCGGAAGACCAGGGCGGAGCAGCGAAAAAAGCGGTAGCCATACGCGCTTGATTCAAACGCTGTCCAGCCCATGCTTTGGCAATGGAAGGCACGGAAGCCGAAAAAGCCAAGTGCGGTTCGCCTTGCAGGCATTGCGGCAAAGACGCAGGCCTCACCGAAAAGGGACGCCGGCGGTACGTCTGCCTCGAGTGCAAAAAGGCGGCCGCAAAGGCCCGGGGCCGGCATGACCTTTGTTGCCAGGAGTGCGGCCAGGCATTTGTGGCATCAAGCCGCGCGGCGAAATACTGCCTTGCGTGCAGGCAATCAATGTTCGCCGCCAAGCAAGTGGAGTGCAGGAACTGCGGCCACAGCTTCATCAAGAGCAACCAGGGCGGTAACAGCAGTGGTTTGTTTTGCACAAAGAAGTGCGCTGGACAATACAGGTCCAGGAGTAAGGCAACGCGACTGAAGAATCTGCTGAAGTCTGTGCTGGCTGCCATCGACCAGCACACGATCAAGGTCGTCGCCTCACTTCGGGCGGAACGCAAGAACATTGAGGCTAGATTTGCGAAAGCGATCGCCCAAGAGTGCGCCGAGTGTCTCGATTGTGGCGAACCATTGGAGGTAATCGATTGCAAGTATTGGAAGGTTCCGAAGCGCTGCGCACGGTGCCGGCGAAAGCGTGGCCGAAAGCCGGGCAGCAAAAAGCACACAACCAGGGCCCGAAAGAAGTCCTTGCCACGGTCTTACTCGATCGCGATCGAAACCGTTGGCGATCGTGATGGATGGGTCTGTCAGCTTTGCGGCAACGCGATACAGGACAGGCAGTCACGGACAGGCCCGCTCTCTCCTTGCATTGACCACATCGTGCCGATTAATCACGCCCGCAACACTAAGCACGGCCACACCGTGGATAACGTCCAAATAGCTCATCGCCTGTGCAACGAACGAAAGGGCTGCTCGATTGCAGACGAATCCCTGCTCTATTGTGAAAGCCCGAGGCTACATTTGGCGTCCAAACACATAATCCAATCGGTCGACGTGGAGCCGCTTACCGGGGTGGGTCCGCCTACAAAATCAACGTTTGTCCCAGAGTCCCACGCGACCCCAACGCGAGTTTCTGTCGGGTTTCCCAAAAATCGTGAGGCTTGAAAATGGGAAGACGCGGCCCCCTGCCTGATCCGACATCCGAGCGGTCGACCACCGGCCGGAACACCCTCGCCCGACCCGCGACCGAAGTGGAGTCGGTCACTCCCCCGGCCCACCTGGCCGAGCGGCCGCTGGCCGCCGCCTTCTGGGAGGCCCACGCCCCGACCCTGTCGGCCGAAGGCCGCCTCCGCCAGATCCACGCGGAGGCCTTCGCCCAGCTCTGCCACTTGTTCGCCGACGTCCGCGAGCTGGGCCGCACGATCGCCGCGGAAGGGTGGATCACCGCGACCGACAAGGGCCAGTCGGTCTCGCCCGTGGCCCGGCTCCTGCGTGACTCACGCCGCGACTTCGTCACACTGGCGGCGAAGTTCGGCCTGACCGCCGCCGACGAGGCGCGGCTGCCGGCAGCGGAGGGTGACGATGGGCAGGCGGCCGACCCGCTTCAGACCTTCATCGACGGCGGCTGACATCAGCCCGCCGCCCGAGTCGCTCTACGCCGACCCGACGACGCGGCCCGAGTACGTCCCCGGGTTCGAGTTCGATGTCGAGGCCGCCGACCGCCCGCGGCAGTTCATCGAGCGGTTCTGTCGGCACCGCACCGGCGACGGCAGGATCATCCAGGTCCGCCCCCTGCTATGGCATATCGAACGCGTGATCCATCCGCTGTTTGGATGGAAGCGGCCGAACGGTCGGCTGCGGTTCCGCCGTGCCGGGGTTTTCGTTCCCAAGAAAAACCGGAAGACGACGATCTCCTCGCAGCTCGTCCAGTTCGCCAACGCCGTCGCCGGCCAGGACGTGTTCCTCGCGGCAAACACACGCGACCAGGCCCGCACCATGTGGCGAATGGTGGCTGAGTCGATCACGGCCTCTCCTGCCCTGTTCGACGTGTACGACATCATCGAGCACAAGACGATCATCCGGCACAAGGCAAACCGGAAGGAGATCAAATGCCTTTCCGCCGACGTGAAAACACACGAAGGCTTGAATGGGATGATCATGCTCGACGAGATCCACTCTTTCCCAAAGCCGGATCTCGTGGACACCGTCATGTACGCCACCCGCGGCGTCGAGAACAGTCTCGTGATCAGTGTCTCCACGGCCGGCGAGAACCGGAACTGGATCGGCTACCAGTGGTGGAAGGACGCGAAGCTGGCGATGCAGGATCCGTCGGTGAACCCTTCGTTCTACGGGCTGATCTATGGGGCCGACCTCGAGGCCGGCGACGACCCTCACGATCCGGCTGTCTGGGCAAAAGCAAATCCGGCCATGGGCGAAGCCTTCGCCGAGGACGAGTTCCGCTCCGACTACGAGGACGCCTGCACGGATTCACGAAAATTCTCAAAGTGGCTCCGCTACTCCTTGAACTGCTGGGTAGAGAGCGACGACCGCTGGTTCACCGGCGACGCGTTTTCCAACTGCCGCCGGCCCCCGCCCGAGGCCCTGGCCGGCCGGCCGTGTGTCGTCGGCGTCGACCTGGCGTCGAACCTCGACATGACCGCGGCCTGTTTCCTGTTCAAGGCGGCCGACGGATCCTGGGATGCCGTCATGCGGTACTGGGTTCCCGAGGAGACCGTCCAGGAGCGCGAGCGGAAGGACCGTGTCCCCTACTCGACCTGGATCCGCGAGGGCTGGCTGACCGTGACGCCAGGGGCCCGGCTCGATCACGAGACGGTCGCTCGCGACATCCTCGCCTTCGGGCAGGAGCACCGAATCGTGAAGGTCGGGAGCGACCCGTGGCAAGTCGGCCCGCTTGCGACGTTCCTGCAACGCGAGGGCCTCGAGGTGAAGGGGGTGGCCCAGACGACCGCCCGGCTCAACTCGCCGTGCAAGATGCTCGAGGGCCTGGTCGTCGAGGGGAAGTTCCGCTACGAGTCGCCGATCCTCCTCTGGAACGCGAACCACTGCCTGGTCTACACGGACGCGACCGGCATGATCAAACCGGACAAGGGCAAGAGCACCGAGAAGATCGACGGCCTGGCGGCCGCGGCCAACGCCTTCGCGATGGCGATCGACTCCGACGAGCAGCTCGACGGGCCGAGCCCCGACGACTACCGCATCGTCTCGCTCTGGTAGGGGCACAGGTTCAAGGGTTCGGACAGGCGGCCGGACAATGCCACCCCCGGCCGCAGTACGCGCCGGGTCCCCGGATGCCGCCTGATGCCCGCCAAGAAGGCCACCGCCACCACCACGAAGCGGCCCTCGCGGCGGCGCGGCAAGGCGACCGGGCCGGTGATGTTCTCCGTCCGGGGGTCAAACCTGGCCCTGTCGCCGTCGGCCTGGAGCGGCACCGGCGGGAATCTGCTGGGGGGCCACATTACCCCCGAGATCGCGGTCCGGGTGTCGTCGATCTTCGCGGTCTGCCGGTTTATCGGGCAGGGGGTCGGCGTGATGCCGGTCCACATCCACCAGACGCTACCGAACGGCCGGAAGGTCCCGTTCAATCCGCCGGCCGCCTACGCGATCCGCCGGCGGCCGAACCCGTGGCAGACGTCGTTCGACTTCATGTCGCTCCAGGCCTACTGGACGGCGCTCCACGGCAACGGCTTCGCCCGGATCCTGCCGGGCGAGCGGGGCTTCATGACCACGCTGATCCCCATGCACCCGACCCGGGTCAAGGTGGAGCAGCTGCCCGACTACTCGATCCGCTACCAGTTCCTCCAGGAGAAGGGCGGATGGGTGCCGCTCGCCCAGACCGAGGTCCTCCACTGGAAGTGGATGTCCGAAAACGGCCTGTGGGGAATGGCTCCGTCCGAGGTCTGCGCGACCTCGATCGGCCTGGCCCGTCAGCTCGACGTGGCGGCCACCGCCTACTGGCGGAACGGGGCCCGGCCCGACTTCGTGATCCAGACCGACGAGAAGCTCGACGAGGCCGCGATCGACCAGCTGCGGACGATGTTCCGCGAGATGTACGGCGGGGCCAACCGTGGAGCCCCGGCCGTGATGACGAAGAAGATGACGCTGACGCCCATGCAATCCAACAGCATGGAACAGAGCCAGTACCAGCAACTCCGGGACGCGATCCTCCCCGACATCTGCCGCCACTGGGGCGTACCCTCGACGCTCCTGGGCGATGCCAAGATGGCCCGATACTCGAACCCGGAACAGGAGCATCTCTCCGCGCAGGTGTGGTGCATGCTGCCCTGGCAAAAGCGGATGGAGGGGCCGTTCGACATGGCGCTTCAGCCGGTCTACGGCGACGACGTCTACGTCCGGCTCGACAACCGCGGGCTCCTTCGGGGCGACTCCGCGAGCCGCGCGGCGCTCTACCAGTCGATGTTCAACATGGGAGCGATAACCCCGAACGAGATCCGCGACTTCGAGGACCTCGAGGTCCTCGACGACCAGGCCGCGAACGAGACCTTCATGCAGCTTGGGTTCTCGACCCTGGGCAACGCCGCGGCCGCGGCGGCCGCCCCCGAAGGCGAGCCGGTCGAGAGT